TTGATTAATCGAGCACCGGAGATTAAGCCAAAAGATTTAGAGATGTCAGACATCAAATGGAAGTATCTAATTCGATCTGTAGTTAGAGGTAAAAACATTATGATGGTCGGACCTGCCGGATGTGGTAAAACTCAGGCAGCAAAATCATTACCAGAAGCAACCGGAAGATCATTCTTCTATTTTAACCTAGGGGCAACTCAAGATCCTAGAGCTACACTGATTGGTAATACCCATTTCAAAGATGGTCAAACATCATTCGATGAATCAGCCTTTGTGAAAGCAATTCAAACTGAGAACTCGGTAATCTTGTTAGATGAGTTATCTAGAGCACATCCAGAAGCTTGGAATATTCTTATGCCAGTATTAGATGAAGGCCAAAGATATCTTCGATTAGATGAGGATGTTAACTCCCCTACGATACATGTTGCGGAAGGAGTTTCATTTATTGCGACAGCAAACATTGGTACCGAATACACATCAACTCGAGTATTAGATAGAGCATTAATGGATCGATTTGAAATCATTGAGGTTGATATTCTTACATTAGAAAGAGAAGAAGCCTTATTGAAATACCGTTATGGTAAACAAGTAAGTTCTGAGTTGATTCACGCAGTGGCTGACATTGCAGATTCAACTAGAAAGGAATGGAGATCTGAAGAAGGCAAATTATCCACAATGATATCCACCCGGATGACTGTGCGTGTTTGCGAATTGCTAGCAGATGGATTTACTTTAGCTGAATCAGCTGAGGTTGCAATTATTCCATTCTTTGATGCATCAGGTGGATCTGATTCTGAAAGGACTTTTGTTAAGCAAATTATCCAGAAACATATTGCAACCGTAGATAAAGATATCTTTAGTGTAGGCAGCGAAGCTGACTCACCGGAAGCCCGTCCATTTTAATTTTCATAGCTCGAAAATAGGGAGCATGGTTCGCCCAGCTCCTTTTTATTTTAGTTATTGGTTGGATAGTACTGATAAATTTCTTATAATATAAAAAAGAAAGATTATGGCGAAAATTAAAGCACACACCGGATTTAGAGAATACACATCGCAAGCTTCTAGCTTTTGGTTAGACCGAGATTTTGATGTTAAGTTTAAACAAGGGTCAACAGTTGATTATACAAAGTTAGCGGCGGCGCAACGAGCAATTGGTAACTTTGTTAATATTGTTACAGGCAAGCAGATACCGGTAGTATTTCAGAGTAGTAATTCGTATACTGACGGTACTAAGGTTACCATAGGTACTAAGTTAGATGGAACAAATTTCGATCCTGCAGTTGGATTGGCTCTTCATGAAGGATCGCATATTGCCTATACTGATTTTGGATTGTTTAAAACATCAAACGGCCATTATACTAGCCGACTAGCTACCTCGGTATTTGGAGACATTGTGGTTAAATCTGGAATTGATATAGGCGAATATCCGTTTTCTGACTCAGAACCCAATCTTCGGCTTATCAAGGATCTATTAAATTGGATAGAAGATCGCCGCATTGATTATAAAGTGTACACAACGGCGCCTGGTTATCGAATGTATTATGAATCAATGTATGACAAGTACTTCAATAATAAAATAATCGATGTTGCCTTAAAGAATAAAGCAAAGGTTAAAGAAAATTGGGATTGCTATATGTTTCATATTATCAATTTTACAAATAAGAATCGTCAATTAGATCAGTTAGTTAAACTTCGCGAGATTTGGAATCTAATTAATTTAGGAAACATTCAGCGACTTGAATCAACTAAAGACGCATTGGTATTATCATGTGAAATATTTAAAATAATCGAAGCAGCAATTGTAGTAGAAGATCCAACCGAGTCAACAGAAAATAAACCTACCGATTCTGGAGATAGTGATGATACTACTAGTAATGGTTCTGGTTCCGGAAATACCGAAGATGAAGAATCTGATGATGACGATGGTGAAGGCCAATACGAAGAAGACAGCAACCAATCCGAGTCAGAAGAAGACGAAGATGCTGAGGATGATATTGATCTATTAACTGACAAAGAAAAAGAACAATTAGAAAAGGCAATCGAAGCCCAAAAAGAATTTCTTGATGGTGAACAAAAGAAATCCGGGAAACTAACAAAGAATCAAGATGTATTAGTTAACGCGATGCGGGAATCTGGTACTGAGACTAGGGATGTTAGTACTAGCATAGATGGTAAATCAGATAACGTTTCAACTATAGTTATTAAAAAAATGACTCCAGCATTGATGCTAGCACTGCCAGGTTTATTCGAATCCGGCACGACTGAGTTAATCAATGGAAAGACAACGTTAGGTAGCTATGCATCAAAGAGAGTTGTCCAGAACGATGAAGCTGTGCTCCGCGGACTATTGTTAGGTAAACAATTAGGCAGCAAGTTGCAACTAAGAAACTCGGATCGTACTCTTAAGTCAACAAGATTACAATCTGGTAAAATTGATCGTAGACTAGTAGCCCAATTGGGGTTTGATAATGCAAATGTATTTCATCGCATAGTTACCGATCGATTTAAAAACTATTTCATACACATTTCAATTGATGTGTCTGGATCTATGTCAGGGGATAAATTGAACCAAGCCATTATGAGTGCAGTAGCAATTGCCCAGGCAGCTTCAATGACAACCGGTATCCGAGTTCAAATATCAATAAGAGGTACTAATCATATTGGTGGGAAACTAGAAAGGTGTGTTACTATATATGCATATGATTCAGCCCATGATAAAATAAGTAAAATTCGCAATCAATTTAAATACATAGGCACCTTTGGTTGTACTCCAGAAGGAATTGCATTTAAAAGCATATTAAAGGACCTTAAGGCAGACGCCCGAGGAGATGAGTTAATCTTTATCAATTACTCAGATGGAAGTCCAACCTCTGTGCCAGGAGTTAATAAATTCCAGTACAATGGAGTTGAACTAACTAAAAGAGTGGTTAATGATATGCGGGACTTAGGAATGAACATTATCAGTTACTTTATATATGATTACATATATAGTGTGGATCGAGATAACTTCAAAATAATGTACGGCGTAGATGCTAAATTCATTAAGCCTGATAGTATGTCTGAGATCTCAAAGACAATCAATGCAAAGTTTCTAGAAATGACAAAGTAAATTCACAATGCAATATTTATATTAAATAGTTATAAACAAAAGAAGAATAAGTTATGGTCGTGTATAAAACTACTAATTTAATTAATGGTAAACAATATGTAGGTCGCGACATGTACAATAATCCTAAGTATCTAGGTTCTGGCAAACTATTAATTAAAGCTATTAGTAAGTATGGTATAGAATATTTCCAGAAAGAAATTTTACAAGAATGTTCTAATATTGATGAACTAAAAACAGCCGAAGCATGGTGGATTGCATTTTATAATGCAGCAACTGATCCTAAATTTTATAATATTTTAAACTCGAGTACGGGCGGCGATTCATTGTCAAATCACCCAGACCTAGAGGCAATTAAAGAAAAAATTAGAATAGCCCGGGCTAGCCAAATAATTAATCACTCCGATGAAACAAAGAAAAAAATTGGAGATTCTCAAAGAGGTGAATTAGGATATTGGTACGGTAAAACTCAAAGCGATGAATCGAATGAAAAACGATCTAAATCTGCTAAAGGTAAACCAAAGCCACCTAGGTCAGCAGAACATTCAAAAAAGTTATCAGACGCAAATAAAGGGAAAGTTCCATGGAACAAAGGATTAAAATTTAAATAGTAAATAATAAATAAAAAGGAATAAGTTATGTCAAAACAAATTGAGTTTAATAGTGATGCACGCACGAAATTAGCATCTGGTGTTAATCAATTAGCAAAAGCAGTTGCATGCACATTAGGTCCTAAGGGACGAAATGTAGTAATCGGTAAAAAGTTTGGTGCACCACACATCACGAAAGATGGTGTCAGTGTTGCAAAAGAAATTGAGTTGAAGGATCCTATGGAGAATTTAGGAGCTCAAATGGTAAAGGAAGTTGCATCCAAGACTGCAGATAATGCTGGCGATGGAACAACCACAGCAACAGTGCTAGCCCAAGCATTAATCAATGCAGGGCTTAAGAATGTAGCAGCCGGTGCAAATCCTATAGATTTAAAGCGAGGGATCGATAAAGCAGTTACAGCTGTGGTTACCAAGTTAAAATCGATTTCACAGGAGGTTGGCAATGACAATGAAAAGATCAAACAAATTGCTAGCATCTCAGCAAACAATGATGATGTAATCGGTTCTCTGATTGCCGAAGCAATGAAAGTTGTTGGAAACGATGGCGTTATTACTGTTGAAGAAGCAAAAGGAACAGAAACAGAAATGAAAACTGTGGAAGGGATGCAATTTGACAGAGGGTATCTTTCTCCTTACTTTGTTACTAACACTGAAAGAATGATTACTGAGATGGATAGTCCATTAATTCTATTGGTTGATAAAAAGATCTCTTCAATGAAAGAGCTTCTTCCAATCATGGAGCCAGTAGTTCAATCAGGAAACAGCTTGTTGATTATTGCTGAGGATCTTGATGGCGATGCATTGGCTACATTGGTAGTGAATCGCATACGAGGATCATTGAAAATTGCAGCAGTGAAGGCTCCTAGCTTTGGAGACCGAAGAAAATCAATGTTGGAAGACATCGCAGCATTAACAGGCGGTACTGTGGTATCAGATGATAATGGAGTTACTTTAGCTAACATCACAATGGAGCAACTAGGAAGTGCTGAGAAAGTTGAAATCTCTAAAGACCGTACTACCATCATTAATGGTGCAGGTGGAGCAGAGCTTGTAGGAGAACGAGTTCGTCAAATCAAAGCACAGATTGAAATGTGTACTAGCGATTACGACAAAGAGAAGCTACAAGAACGATTGGCTAAATTAGCTGGTGGTGTCGCAGTTCTATATATCGGAGCTCCGACAGAGACTGAGATGAAAGAAAAGAAGGATCGTGTTGACGATGCCTTAGCAGCAACTAGAGCAGCAGTAGAAGAAGGCATAGTACCTGGTGGGGGCGTTGCTTTAATTAGATGTATAAGTTCATTAGAAGCACTTAATGGCGCCAATCAAGATGAAGATCTAGGGATTGCTATTGTAAGAGCCTCATTAGAAGCACCATTATATCAAATTGTAGCTAATGCTGGTGGTAACGGTTCGGTAATAGTTCACTTTGTTAAATCAAATGAAGATAGTAATTATGGGTACAATGCCCGCACTGATGTGTATGGCAACATGATTGATATGGGTATTATTGATCCTACTAAGGTTACTCGTACAGCAATAGAGAATGCAGCATCAATTGCTTCCATGTTATTGATGACTGAATGTGTAATCGTTGATGAACCAACAAAAGATGATATGCCTGGGATGGATCCCGGAATGATGATGTAATGAAACTATTTCCAAAAAAACAATATGTCAATGACATAAAAATATTTAAACGGTTAAAGAAATTTACCCAGAAGAATAAACACGCAAAGAGACCGGTGGAGGATATCGACCGGTCTTTATCCGTGGTACAATTTGTACTAGATGAAGCCTACGATTATCGCATACAATATCACACAGTAACATGGGCCTTAAAGTTCATGCAAGAAGATCCAACGTTGGATATATCAACAGCCATTGTGATGGGTCTCGAAAAATATCTTAAATAAACTCAAATGCTAGCAAACATTATAATCCACGAAGAGACGGCATACCAGCTTCTCCAACAAAAACCAATACATCATTTTGCAGAACGATTTGATACACATCCAAACAAACAATATATTGACACATTTAAAGAATGGTGTGGAGCTGATATCGTAATTCAATCAGAAACTCATTTCATGTTTTGTGAAACAATTCCAGACATTGACTTTGAAATGGTAGATTAATTTCTTATAATAAAGAAAAAGAAATGTCAAAAGTAAGATTTATAGCAGATCTCCACCTAGGTCATATTAACATGGCTAAAAAGCGAGGCTTTGCTACGGTAGAAGAACATGACGAATACATCATTACCCAATGGAACAGTGTAGTTCATAAACGAGACATTACATATATCCTAGGGGATGTAACAATGGAATCCGCTAAATCATATCCGTTATTAAACAGACTGAATGGAGTGAAAAAGGTTGTGTTAGGCAACCATGATAGGCCTTCTGACGTTCCTGAGCTTTTAAAATATGTTCAATCTGTTGGTGGTATGATTCGATATAAAGGCATTTGGTTGTCTCATTGCCCAGTACACCCGATGGAGCTTGAACACCGCGTACAACGCATTATTCATGGTCATATACACGAGAATCTAGTCGAACATTGGTTCACTGTTTTTGGATTTAAATTGTTTAAGCGTGTTGATAGAAGATATCATTGTGTGTCCTGTGAGCATGTTGGATACGCTCCAAAGACTTTGATTGAACTAGGAATAACCAGATAAATTATGAGATTCAAAAAAGTAGTATTTTTTATTGCAATATTGTTTAACACTATCAAACGAAAAAGAAAATCAATATGGGACCTATGAGCAAAGAAACTATAGTATTCGAAGGTAAAGCACAATGGCACCGTGAAGCATATCTGAGATTAAAAGACGACAAAGTTATATTTGATTGCTCAGAGGATGAATATGGTCCAATTGAATTTGATATAGCTCTTTTAATAGAGGCACTTACAAAACACAGCAAAAATGACTAATTGGCCTAACTACGGTAAGTGGAGACACGGCAAGAAACGTAAAGAACTACTAGAAAGTAATATATTCACGTTTCCCGAAAATGTACCTGCAGAGATAATGAATCCAATATTGGAGGATGTAGCAAGACAAGTTAAAAATTACGAAAATAAAGTTATGAACAAAGAAGTTAAGAAATGTGTATTAGAGATACTCGATGCCCTTTATGACAAACCAGGATTCGATTACTGGTGGCACAACTTGAGTAAGGAATATGAAGAAGAAATTACCGCAGAATTAGAACAAATAGTTAAACGTAGATTTGAAAAGATAAAAAATGAACAATCTAGATAAACAATACACAGCATTACTTCAAGACATCCTAGATAACGGAGTAACCAAACAAGACCGTACTGGAACTGGTACGCTATCTGTATTTGGAAGACAAATCAGACACAAGATGTCAGAAGGGTTTCCTTTACTTACAACCAAAAAGATGCCATTTAAAACAATTGTAACAGAATTGTTATGGTTTCTACGAGGTGATACAAATATTAAGTATTTGGTTGATAATAATTGTAATATTTGGAATGGAGATGCTTGGAAAAACTATCAAAACAAAGCTTCGAAAGAAGATTTTTTAAAAGATGGTGTTTTAAGATATGAAGAATTCATCAACAAAATCAAAACAGATGATGAGTTTGCTAAGAAGTGGGGTAATTTAGGTCCAATTTACGGTAAGCAATGGAGGAATTGGTCAACTTATGAAGAAGTGAGTTGGGGAATGGTAAAAGTGGTAGTAGACCAAATTGCAAATCTAATCAACGACCTTAAAACAAATCCAGACTCAAGACGATTAATGGTTAATGCTTGGAATGTAGGTGAATTGGACCAAATGACGTTACCACCTTGTCATTATGGATTTCAAGTTTATACAAGAGAGTTGAGTTTTGAGGAACGTAAAGAGTTAATGGTAAAATATACCAACGATAATAGTTTACTACCAATTGGTTTTAGTGTACCATTCGGTGATGAATCTAATAAGAAGTATTTAAAAGTGTGTGATAGTTATAACATTCCAACCAGAGCAATCTCATTAATGTGGAATCAACGAAGTGTAGATACATTCTTAGGTTTACCATTCAACATTGCCTCTTATGGTTTACTACTTGAAATCATTGCAAAAGAAGTTAATATGGTTCCTGATGAATTGATTGGTGACTTAGGTGATACTCATTTATATTTGAATCATATTGAACAAGCAAATGAACAGATTGGAAGAGAATTAACAATTGAAGAAAGGGGTAGTTTATACAGAAAACAACAAAATCTACCCGATGATGTCAGTTTGATTGGTACTGATAGAGATGCTCATAGAGTATTTGACGATTACGGAATTACTAAACGAACTAGAGAACCATTCCCATTGCCAAAACTTTTATGTTTGGATGAATATCATTATTTAACAGACGAAGAACTGGTGGGAGTCATACCATTTACTGAAAAAATAAAAGAATTTAGACCTGATTTTTTCACGATGGGGAATTACCAATCACACGCAACAATTAAAGCACCATTATCAAATTAAAAAATAAAAATTATGAAATCAATTTTAGCAGAAAAATTAATAGAAATTTGTGGTACCGATAACGATCATGGTTATGGTATTGACAATTTAACAGCCCGACAATTAAAGGCAGTAGAGTCCGTACTTATCAAATATTTAAAGTTTGATAGGATTGAATGGGTTGATTTACCACGTGTAGTATCACTACCAAATGGGCCGATGGCGTGTCATACAATGAAGCTAGCAGACAATAATCCACCAACCTATGAAAATAAAATAGGGTATATCTACAAAGTGATGTTTTCACCAGTAATGTACGATCCAACAGAATACGTTAAACCTGTTAAAAATGGTTGTTCGATGACTCCTGTAGTATATGATCCGACTAACTTTGAACCTAGGAAACATATTATGTTGAGTTGGAGTCCTGGTGATAATAGTGACAAACAAATGAAATTTGAACTGATGGACAAACTATTTGACGTATTAGAAAACCCTGAAGAATATATGCAAACGGGATACCGAGCAGCCATGATACGATTTGCTACTGTGGATAATGGAACGTTCCATTATAATGGAACCGCGGTTTGTAGTACTAATGGAACTGGCACATCCAAAGCAACACCTACCATCTAAATGGAGTTATTGAATACACACCCAATTAAGAAATCAGATCTAGGGTTTCATGGCAACCTATTCGGAGGTAAGCTTCTTGCTTGGATCGATGCAGCTGCTGCAGGATATAGTATGCAACTATGCGATACACCTAGGATGGTTACAGTCTCAATTGATCAGTGTAACTTTGAAAGGCCAGCCCGCGAATCCCAACTAATCAAACTATATGGTATTCCATCCAAGCTCGGAACATCTTCAGTAACACTGTATGTGGAAGCTCGAGCACACAACGTTTATACTGGGAATCAATTATTGGTATTGAAGACTCATATAACCTTTGTGCATATAGATGAAGAAGGTAATGCTATTCCAATTGGTGATAAAGCTAGGAATCGAATAACAAAATTAATAGCAGCTACGGTTGGAAATTGAAAGTTAATTTCATATAATAAATAAAAACCCAGTTATGAAAAAGATAATATTAACAATGGCAATGTTGCTAGCAGGTTTAACAGCCACAGCACAAAATGGAATCATAACCGTTGACAACTATAAAGAAGAAGTCCCGGTGCAACAGTGGTATATCATAAACGAAAAAGAATTAAAGCATCATGCATTCTTTTATGCCGAAACTAGTTTAGTAGTAGGAGAGATAGAATCCATGTTGTTTGCCGATGGACAAAGCTTCTCAGATCCAGAAGGAATGGATGAAGATAATGATCCGTATTGGGAAATTACTCGTGAAAGTGGCTTTATAACATATATATATTTTGTAAGAGGTAAAGCTGGCGATGAGTATTCTTCAATAATAACAGTAACTAGATAAGCTCATTCACCCCGCGGGGCGTAGCGTAGTCAGGTCATCGCGCCTGGTTTGGGACCAGGAGATCGTAGGTTCGAATCCTGCCGCCCCGACAAAAAGGAAGCACAAGAGAGTCCTTAATAGCGCATAAGAATATCCTTGTTGTACAGCCTGGAAAGACAGGCACATGCTTCTATGGTGGAATTGGTAGACACGCTAGATTTAGGATCTAGTCACTGCAGGTTCGAGTCCTGCTAGGAGTACTCTAGGGCCAGTAAAGCCTCTTACCTTA